TCTTTCACCATGCTTGATGCTTCCGCCATCAATTTCGTTGCCTGGTGTGTGGTAACTTGCACTGTTAGTTCCAATTAAGGGGAATTGGGCCTGATGCCCTTGAGAAATACTTCTTACAGTTGTAAGAGGTAACATTAAGTTTCGTTCTTGAAAACTCGCCAACGTCTCACCAGCAAACTGCTTTAAAAACAGAGCAGTACGACTGCCAGAGTCATTGACTTGTCCAAGATCGGATACGGTATAATTAGCCATATCTTTTTCCTTTCAGATAAAAATTAAAAGTTTGAAAACACATGTCTTGAGTTGTCTTCCTACTTCAACAGTTATCCTTCGCAAAGGGCCGTGTCAGTCTATGGTTTCTTCTTCGTTGACATTGAGTGATCCAGCATACCAACCTTCAGGTAAGTACACCTTGTTTCTTGAGAGAGTCCACCCTGAACCATCCCAAGTGTAGACGTAACCCTTTACGCCAGGGCCAAGTCTAACCATACCTTCACTTTCGGGAACGAATACGACCTTGTTGCCTCCGCAACTTACGAGCAAAAGCGTCACGAATACGCTTAGGCACTTTAGGTGCGTCTTTAGCTTTAATGTCTTCATTCGCTTTATCCAATAGTGTTGGTAAAATTGTTTTAAATATAGAACCTAGTAGTGATAGTAAAAAAGACACAATCTTGATTACTCTTTTTCTTCTTCTTCTACTGATTCCCATTTAGCCTCTTCTTCGGCTTGTTTTTTCTTGATAGCCATTCGACTACCTGTGTAGCCAAGTGCTGCTAAAGTAGTCATGACTAATCCTAAAGCCTCTCCTAATGCAGAGTCGATAGGAAAAATCCCGCTAGCGGCAAGTACACCACACATGGCGGCGGTAGCGGATAACCAAAATTCTGTTGATTTATAACCAGGTTTCATTCTTTGTCCTTTCATTAAAGAATTTTTGAAACAGCCAAACGATTCTGTACGTCTTTACGAAACGCTTCAGAAGTTTTATATTCAGGCTTCTGCATATCAGCAATCATCTCAGAGACATCTCTGTATGCTGCTTGTGAACCTTTTGGCCCAGCATTGCCTTTAATTAAATTTGGAGCATTCCCATTAACTTGCCCATATCGAGCATGAAGACCTTTAACAGCCATCATCACTGTATTGATATCACCACTGTCTACAGCAGCATCATAAGCAGTTAATTCTTCTTTATTGAAATTTTGAGCAGCCCATTCAGTCATACTTTTATAGACTTCTTCTCCTCCAACAGAATCAAAAATAGCACCACGATCTCGTTCAACAATTGCTTGTTGACCAGCTATAAATGCTTCTACATAATCTTTACTAATTCCTAGTTTGACGATTTCATTAATTGATTCTTCAGTGAGTTTACCGTGTTGTTTAAATTCATCAAAATATTTATCACCAGCATCTCCAAGTAAGTCGGAGGGAGCTTCTGCACTTGGTTCTGTTTGTTCTTCAGTTTTACCAAGTTTTGATTCAAGTTCACCATAGGCTTTTGCGAGATCTTCGGCAGATTGGAACTTCTCAGGAAGCCATTCGGGTCGTTGTTCTGTAGTTTGTTCCGCTTGCTCTTCCGGCGTGGCTTGTTGCTCAACGTTTTCCTCCATAGGTTGTGGTGCTTCTGCTCCAGCAGGTTCACTAGTGATTTCAACTTTGTCCATTGATTACCCCTTTTGTTGTGCTAATGCTTGTTGATTAGCGATATCCATAGCCTGTGATCCAAACTGCTGAACCACGGCTTGTTCTTGTTGTTGTTGCATCTCAGCCTGAATTTGTTCTTCAGATTTAATGAGACCTTCAATATCAATTCCGAGAGCTGATGCTCTTCTCTTTAAATATTCTCTAACATTAACGAATTGACCAATCGACTCTGGCCCGAATACTTGTGCCATACCTTGTAAGTATAGATCGAGTCTATCTAAGTCTGTTCCACGCCCAAGGGCATCAATGCCAGTTATGACGGCAACAGAAATAAATTTCTTCGGTAATTTTGGTAATCGTTTATTCTTAGCCATTCGATCCATTAATCGACCAACTAATGGCAATTGGAACTCTTGACTTAATAAAGAATATATTCCACCTAAAGCTCGTTCAAGTGAATTAGTTATTAATCTGATTTCGGCGGCTGTGACTCTATCTGCATCACGAATTGTAGATTCCTGGAGCATGAACGCATACGATAATCTCTGTTGAACTTCTTTCTGTAATGCGAGCGCAACTTGAAAATCTGCTGATTTTTCCACACGTAACACTGAAACATCTTGAGCATTCCCTTCTACAATTGCACCATTACTTGACTGAGCAAGTGACTTAGCTCTTGTTGTACCATTTGGGTTTACTAAGAATAAAACTTTAGCGGCAGCAGCAGTTCCTTCAACGATAGACATACTTAATGCTTCTAGTGATTTAAGATCACCCAAATATTGTTCTACATAACCTCGACCATAATGTTCGCCTTCAACTCTATTCATTCGTAATAAAATGTATGGAGATTTATCTTGATTGTATGTTCCCCTAGAGCCAGGAACTTCTTGTCCATCAATCTCTTGATAGACTTCCACTTTTTTATTTGGGAGATAATGAATACAAGTGAAAAGATCTATTGTATTGTTGTTTAAAGACTGAGGATTAATTAAAGCTAGTACTTCCTCAGATAAGCCACTAGGGGAAACTGTTTCTTTAGTGATGATTTTTTTAGCATTTCCGTTCGGATCACGTTCAACGACATACCTATTTAGATGAAATACCCTAGCCTGACCTTCTGGTGGGAAGTAAAGTAGAACATTTCCTGTGATCAATAAGTGCTTTAACGCTTCAAAAACGGCAACTCGGACAGAATTCGTTTCTATCTCTTTCATGACAGCTCGTTCAATTGAAGCCAAAGATTGATCTATTTCTGCTTTAACATTTTCTATACCTTCGATTTCTTTTAGAGCTTCATCGTCTATTACTAATCGAAAGAAAGGAGCATTAGGAGGGAGGAGACTAAGAAGGAGACTTGATGCCAGGTTGTTTACACCTCTAGCACCAACTGATTGCCAGGGAGTTGAATAACGTGTTGAGGAGTTATTGCCTTCATCCGGCATGATAGTCGGAATAGTTAGTCTGGCACAATCTCTAGCTCTTTCAAGATAAGGATGTCTATCAGACTCTAGTTGTGAATATTTATTTTTTGCTTCTGTATACATGTTTAACCATAAAGATTGACACCAGGAGCATCACCAGTCATAGCGGGATTACCCTGGCTTTGTATTCTTAGTGATGAAAATCTTTTCTTTCTTCGTTTTCTTTCCTCTTCTGATAGTTTTACCTTCTCAGCTGTCTTAGGAGGTTCTGGTGTTTTTAAAACCGTTGGGGGTTGTTTGGGCATTTTAGGACTACTCATGCACATATTATTTACCTAATCCTTTCTCAACACTTTGGTTATATTTTTCCCATAAGAACCTAACCACTGCTCTTTGACCAGAATAGAACCAGATAACTCGTTCATCAGTCTTTAAATCAGGACATCGCTCTGGAAAACGTTTTTCCAATTCAGCGAGTAGTTCATGAGGGATCGGAGGGAATCGATCTGTATTTTCAAAGTTCTCCATATACTTACCTATATCTTTCTTTCATTGTTAAGGTTGGATGGGCCAATAACCATTCTTGGATTAATGGGTCTTCTTCAAGCTCTTTTCTTAAACGTAAAAGAAGCCTTTTGTTTAAATCACATGCACCTTGAGGAGAGATACTTGTATTCTTTCCCTGTGCTTGCTCATTATCAGTAATGATTTGAGCTATTTCTTTCCAAGTTAATCTATCAAAGTCCGCATTGTTCATCATTACAGCAGTTCTCATCTAAACAATCTTTTGATTTTAAGTACGCAGACATCAAACAAATATAATTAATGATGTCTAAACAAGTGTCATAGAAACCTTCATCAGTAACTTGAAACTTACCAGTATCAGAAAAGGTAGATAGACGAGAAAACTTATCAGTTAGTCTAACCAGAAATCCTTTTTCTGTGGAAGTAATCCCCATATGCTCACATCTTTCAAAGTTAGCAAATGGTTGTAGTCCTTTATCACCAGCATAATCTGCATTCTTTTTCTCAGATAGTTGTCTGGCTTTATCACACATATTTTTGTGAAATTTTAAATATTCATCCCTAGTCATTTTGACGTTGGTTTCCATAAATTGATCTCCTTTGTTTTTAAGTTAAACTCTTTATGACGAAGTATACGGGCTACCTGTGCCTGAATGAGTGCTTCTTCTTCTGATATTCCTTTTTTATTGTAAGCTTTCATAACTGTATCCCATGAACAATCTTCATCTAATAATTTAGCAGCACTCTTAGGGCCGATGCCAGGACACCCAGAATAACCATCAGTAGTATCTCCCATAAGAGTTTGATAAAGATGATTATAATCTGCTTCTTCTACTGTAATTTTTTTAATACCCTCTTCAGGTTTGTCAGGGTTATAGTACTGACCAGGAATAGTTTTTAAATCTTTATCAATAGAAACAACAACTGGATCAGCTTTTAATTTTTTTGATCCTGTAGCCAGGAGTCCTAAAACATCATCACCTTCAAGCCTATCAAACTCATACACTTTGTATGTGTCTCTCATGTATTGTTTAATCTCAGGGTAAATAACAGGCTTTCTTGTTTTCTTTCTATGTGATTTGTAAGTAGGAAGAATTTCTTTTCTAAAGTTTTTACTACCAGACAAAGTAATAAACATCTCAACGCCGTCAAGAGTATCCATTAAGTTGGACAGACTAATATCAACTTTGTTTTTAGCTTCTTTAAAATCAGCATGAAGTGTCCACATATCGTCACCCCAATCAATAGCTGTCTCTACTGATGTAGTAACTTGATATGCAATCACATCTCCATCAACTAGGATTGTGTTCATCAAATTCTCCTGCTTCTGCTGCTAATGATGCCATGTGAACTAAACCAAGTATACCGTGGTAAGTTCCTTTAAATGACACAGTATATTCATCATTTGTATTTGTTCGTTTTTTATTTCCGAGAAATACAAAATCATCATATCTCTTTTTTAATTCTTTTATTAATTCTTCAGTTGGAAAAAAATCAAGATGGGCCATGACTAACCTTCTTTGAGTCTCTCAGTTTTTGATATATCCTCGCACGTTGCGAGCTTTTAGCAGGATACTTTTCTGATTCTATCAGAAGGAGTGCCTGAGTTCGTTTCTCTTTTAGGTAAGGTAATAAAGATTTTAGAAAACTAATTGATTTAATACCGTTTAAAGAAAAAGCATAACAGGTTTTTTTACTTTCATCTTTGGTATTAGTTTTTATATAAATATGCCCTTTATACTTTTTTTCTAATAATGAGAGGGTCGGATAGTAACATCCTGTAAGAGTTATTCTTGGCTTGTAATAGACATTACCATTATTGTAGGTAGCTTTAGCCAACATTACACATCCTTCTCCATCAAATAAACCGGCAAAGTACGCATACTCAATGGGTTGCAGCCCATGAAGTTCCTGTGCGATACTCACCATCGAGATCTGAGTAGAAACGGAATCCATTTCTTGATTTTTGGATGGCCTCGACACAAAGCTTCCCTGCTTCATCGGCGTATCCTTTCTCCACCTCAAACTGCACTTCGTCATGAATATGTGCTACTTGTTTGATACGGTGTGTTAGATCATGATTGGCAAATGCACGATGCATTAACTCTGTAGACTTCTTCATCAATATTGCCCCGCATGACTGCAACAATAAGTTTAACGCACTATGCTCTGATCTTACTGGTAAATATCTACCATCTAGTGCTTTTATTGATTTTTTTCTTCTTGCTGTATTCTTAACAGCTTCAGTTAATTGTTTAAGAGCTGGTATCTTTCTAAAAAATCTATCTCTAATTTCTTTACCTTCCTTACGACCACCATCAATTACTTCACCTAGCTTTGCATCTCCACCTCCGTAGATTAGACAATAGATCATACGTTTCGCCTGTGATCTAGTTTCTAATCCGGCGGCTTCCTGGTTGGTTGTGTGAATATCGCCCTCAAGAATAGATTTTACATATGCCCCATTATCAAATGGATAACAATATGATGCCAAGCAACGTAATTCGAGACCACTTGCATCAACTCCTAACATTACTTTATTATCGCCAGGTATGAATAATGATCGACATTCTTTACCCCAAGGTGAACCAACTGCTGGTACTTGAGCTAAATTTGGTCGTTGATGAGAACACCTTGATGATACACATGAGTTAGTATTTACAGTCCCGTGTATTCTTCCATTTTTTTCATGTTTGATCCATGCCTCGTTTCCATCTGACAACTGTCCTAAACGTTTTTGAATAGTCAAATATTTTACAAGATCAACAGCTTCAGGATAATCTAATGATCTTAATACTGCCTCGTCTACTTTAGGTCTTCCTTCACCAGTATATTCT